TAGTCTTATCAACGTAGAAATCTATCCTACTAAGCCGTGCACGCTGATCATCTTTAAAGAAGTTAAAGACCTTTGAAATAGCTTGAGGAATAGATATATAAGCTATCTGACCACTTCCGGTATAAGACCCTGTAGTGTAAAGAGGAACAAGCTGCTGCACGCCAGCAACAGAAACAACATAAATATATACGTTATACCCTGATGTTGGTGCTGCAAAGGTCAAATTTATCAAACCCGTTGTATAATTTATCGTCCCGAAATTTCCAGAAGATGGATTCGTATATAGATTTCCATCGAAATTCGGATCCGTGAAAATGATAGGTGTACCATTCGTCACAATGATCTGTACTGAACCCGGTAAGATGCTTTGATATGTGGTATATGTATAAGAAGTGGCTCCGGTTATTGTAGTAGGGCCTTGAACAGGCGCGAACCATTCCAGTGTTATTGTGCTAGTGGTGTACGATGCTACTTTTGCATTTACTCCATTTAAACTTTGACCGAAAATGTCCAGTGTGCCAGTTATCCCAGATAACTGAATCCAGTTGTCTTGAACCAGATTATGATTATTAGACGTAAATGTTGCTGGTGTACTTGAAGAGCCATTTGTAATAGCAAAAATGGATAGGCTAGGGTCATTTGTGCCATCAGTTTGATCGACTAAGAAAACATATCCTTGCTGATTTCCTGCCATGATTTGTTCAGTAGCACCTTGAGAAATGGAATTATCTGCATATGTATTATTCAAACTCGCCCATGATTCTGTATAATCCACCCATCTTTTACCCCCTGCTGCTGGTATATAATATCCAAATGTTGTGAATGAATCATCGTAAAGAGACCAAGTTTTTGTCTCGTAATTGAAGACTAAAACAGCATTGGGATACGTTCCAGTAGGATTCCAGGGATAATAAGGAAAAGTCCAGTAGCAAAGTCTCGTTCTAAATGTCCTTATTCCGCATACGCGTTGAAGGCCATTGTTTTCTTTCCTAATGTCGAAAATAGTATCTGGGATTTTTTCATCGAATCGAATAGTATCATTGCCATCTGACATGACAATACCGCGCGTTCCCATTCCCATTACGCCTTTATCGAAAGGAATAGTAGAGAATGTGCAATCTGAACCTAGCTCGCGATTGATTCTTTCCCAAACAAATGGATTCTGTGTATTGTTGACGAATCTAAAACGCCATGTACTTTGTTGGAAATAAACGATAAGAATATCTCTTACGAATTCGGCTCCAACAATGACTTCTCCTGTGGGAGCATCACTAGCACCGCCCTTTCCGAAAAAGTCGTCTCTAGCAGCTGTTGGATCGGATGTTTGTAAAGAAGGATAATTTGGAACAGGACTGCAATAATACGGTGTACCTATTTGTGTCCAGCGGGCTCTATTTGGATAATTTATAAGAGATCCTGGGATATTTCCCTCCCACGTATTTAGAAATACAAGATATCCTCTGTACGCAAAAATCAATAAAGCTCCTCCCAGCGCGTTTAAAGTGTCGATAGGAGGGTTGTAATTAACCCATGTGACCCCGCTTGAATCCGTAGAAGCATACCAGCGAATACCGTCCTGTCCTGACATGGACACATTTGGATTGAGTGCTATGCCGCCCGATCCATCTCCTGATGTTGTAACATATCCAATCGTAAATGTTGTTGGTGTCGTAACAGTTATGTTATATATATTTCCATTAAGATCATAACTTGGACTTCCATTAATATTAATCAATGTAACATTTTGACCTGTTGAGAATCCATGTGGATTTGCTGTCGTAATTATTGTATCAGTATTCAACATATTTTTTTTTGCAGTAGAGATAACAACACCATTTAATCCTGGTCTAGAATTCGTAGCCCAGAAACCCCCTGCATAATTTGTAGTCCAAAAAAACTGATAGTCTGTTCCTGACCATACAAACGTGTTTGTCGATGGAAGTGTAGACCATGTATTCAATGAACTCTCAAAATAGGAATTCAGCGTATCAAACACGACGGTTTGAGACTGATAAGCATTATAAAGGCTGCGTGTACGAACACCCATGATGGGATTGCTAGAAACTTGACCCTTTCCAGTATAGCCACCCCTTTTCTCTAGTCTTCCACGCCATTGATAGAAGTTTACAAGTAATTCCCATGAATCTTCTGGTATGGCCCAAGGTTTTAAATCCTTGCGCATACCTTCTGGAATAGGTCCGATAAGAAAATTGCTACTCATGCTTTACCTATTACCGTCCAGTTTATTACTCCAATTGTTGTTACACCGAAAGCAAATAAATTAAATTGATAATTATTGCTCAATGGAAAAACCGATAATCTTGGATTACTTAAACTACTCCCACTTTGAATACTTGCCTGAATATTTAAGATAGAATTCGGTTTAGGAGATAATGTAACTAATACGGGTTGGGTTGCGCCTAACACGAATGTGCCTATGTATACGATTAATCCTCCTAACATGAATGTTTGATACGGATAGGATCCAGTAACTACAGTATTCAAAGTCAATTGCATTGGATTGTTTGGAATCAGTGTAGCTCCAGACCCCAAAAACTGTTTAATTCGACAAAAAAGTTGTGGTTGTGTTCCAGATTGTGCAGTATAGTTTTTGGCATATAGGGCAACAAGATTGTTAGTTACAGGAGGATCGATCGATCCTTGACTATCAAATAAAACAGCAGCATGTGCACCCTGCTTAGAATTATTTAAAGGGAAATGGTTATAGACTATTCCACCTGAATTGCTACTGAAAATACCAGGATACACATTAAAATTAGTCTGTATTTGAGAGTAAGAGCCGTTTGGAGAATTCTGTGATGTAGGATAGTCAGGTATGTATGTCATGTATTACCAAAAGCTAAATAATACCAAGATCCAGTAATCGGAGTGTCTGTTTGCTGCCATAGGTCTAATTTTGTTACAATTTTATTTTCTTCGACAACAGGCAGAAAAGATATTGTAGGTGATCCAACGCCGATTGTTGAGTTTATTCGCGTAAATAGTACCGATATAAGATTTTTTGTGATCTGCGGATTTAACAACAATGACGAATTCGTCGGATTAAGTGTTATAACTCCGTAATAAACGATCACATTCCCAGGCAACATTGTGAAACTTTGTGTCTGTGTCCCTAAAGCTTGCAAAGGATAAATCTGATAATTTGTAATGGGAATTGGATTATTTCCACCACCATTTAGCTCTTGCTGATAATATAATTGTGCTGTCTGATTCGGAGTCGTAAATCCAAAAAGACCAACTTGATTGATGTTTGTCTGTAATGAACTGTCTTGATTAAATAACTGTACGACGGTATGATTGCCTAAATTGCTTGCTGCTGTTAAGGGTTCATGATTGACAGAAAAAATGTTATTGAGTTGCGTGAAATTATTGTAAATTCCCAATTGCCAATCAGCAAAAGACTCCGAGATCAGAGGGACAGATGGATTATATGGAGTTGGTGCGCTCATACCGCCACCACTAGATAATACATATTGGCATTAGGCGTGTTAGGTTGTGTGTTATATGTAAAAATCACTGTTCCACCGCTAATGCTTGTCAGGACAGTATATCCTATTTGTTCACCTTTTGTGTTTTTCACTGTAGCAGCTGTTGCTTGCGCATAGATTAGCGTTCTTCCTGAAATCTGGGGTGTCCATACATATCCTGACGCTTCAACGCCTGTATTGCCAATAAACACATAAAAAGGTCCTGCCATATAGCTGTATTGATTCTGTACTGTTGCCCCTACATTTATCGCGCTTAAAGTCAGCTGAATTGGTGTTTGGCTGCTATTTGGACAATAAAAAATCTGTGGGTTTCCGGATCCATCCGCTGCAACATATAATCCAACTTGAGAAGATGATGTTCTTGGAGTTCCACTTTGCTTTACCATATTCAACGCATTGTGCATTCCTACATTGTCTGTAGCCGTTAATGGAATATGATCCACACTCCAAGCAGAATTAATAGCCGTGAAATTATTCAGAACTTGCGGTTGTGAAACCGCCATAGGATCAGTACCTATAGGTATGTTAGGATTATAAGACATAAATTACCTATGATGAAGTACCGCTATATTCTGTCCCTAAGAACCATGTAGCAAGCGGTCGTCCTGGTTGACTAAAGATTGTAGCGGCACGTTGAGTACTAAGCTGCTTTAATGTGCGTCTTTGAGCTCGCTGGACTTGTTCTTGATAGATTTTGTCAACATAACCCATCCCTTCGGGATCTGGAAAGTCTGTATAAATGAGCTTAGAAGCTATGCAGCAAAGCAAAAGATACCATTCATCTAATTCGGGACTGTCTGTATCAGCAATCATTTGCGTAGGAGTTTGAGAAACCTGGAATTCGACTTGATAAACTTGCTGTGGAACGGGTCTAAAGGTTATTTGTTGATTGTAAAAGATAACATCAGTGGGTCTGCTTGACTGATAAGGAACCACACTAGCATAAATAGAGTCTCCGCTCGTAATATTTACATCATTATTTAGTGTCCAAGCACCTGTCAAATAGTTTACAGTACCAACAGCGGTTCCGGAAGTATCTACAAGATCTCCAGTATTTGAGTTAGCTGCTGGTTCATCAGTAAAATAGTTGTTGTTTCCTGTGTTATCAAAATACGAGATGATTACGGCCGGCTCTGTCACATTCCCGAAAATGTCCAATTGCGCTCGTAAGAATGGTGTAGAAGGTATAGTACCCGAATATGGACCCTCACCATCTCCTGTTCCTATTTGCTGATTTACAGTGAGTTTAGGCCACCGGTTATAGAATGTCGTCTTGTCTTGGAAATAGCGTAATATATACCCTTGGCAATATACTGGAGGGGTTATTTGTATATTACCAGGTACAGGAGATCCATTTGGATTAGATAATAATCCATCTTCGTAAGGAAATGCATAGGTATCCACATTCGGAACAGTATATAAAACATATGGTTTCGTGAGTTTGATATTTTTGAATTCTTCGGGAAAATGCAATGTGTAAGCAAGATTGATGTATGTATCAACCTGCGATGTTGTCATTTGGCTTTCAGTATATCTTGCGGTCATTCTTCGCGTCGTGTCGCGCATCTGTGATAATGTGACCATATTCCCCTATATTGGGTTTGCTGGTTGTCCTGCGTTCCATATTGACCCTTCAAAAGGCTTTTCATTGCCATAAGGAAGTGGCTGAGGAGGAACTAAACCACCGCTGGCATTAGGAATAACACTTGGTGGTGTATAAGCGAATGGTAGAGGAGAAGGATAAGAAAATAAAGAAAAAAATGTTGAGTCTATCGCTATTGTTAAAGTGTTGTTTGTGACGGAGAGAATATCTCCATTTAACGTGTTCAATTCATTCATCCCGAACTGATGAGGAAGAAGAAAAGACACATTCAATCCAGCTACATAAGAATGATTCGCAACGGTTGTTACTACCATAGGATTGGCATTCGTTATTGATTGGATCGTTTGTGTCCTAAAATTTGGTGTAACATTGATCTGACTATACCCAGGATAATAGATTGTGCTCATGTAAATCCGCTTTACATCCGTTAAAAATTGATTGGCACAAAGTCATATTTCTTGTTAGATGTGTCTACTTCGTGAATGGCCGAAGATGGTGCATCGGGATTCATTAATCCTTGTTTTTGCGTAAATTGCGGAGTATGATAATAATCCCTAATCTGATCGACAAAACCTCTTGGCAGTGTATATACTTTGCCATCTTCAAGATGATACCATTTCACTGGATCGTCTTCATATTTGATATACGTAAGTTTTACAGAATTTCCAGGAGAACGACGGTTAATAAATTTTCCTGTAACCTTGATGCTGTCATATGCTTTTTGTTTTTCGATTTTCTCTTTCAGAGCACCTTTATCAACCTGCATATTTACATGTTTTTGTGAAATAGCAATTTCCTGCTCATCATGTTCTCGTCTAGGATTGCTTTGCAATTCCTTTTTCTTTTCTTCAATTTGCACTTTCGTAGCTTCAAGTTCTTGTCGTGCTTTATCAATTTCTTGCTGAATTGATTCCAGCTCTAATGTCGTGTTCATAGTTACCTCATGATTTTCTTTTGAATCTACAGTGTTAATCTTTTTTTGTCTTGCCATATTTCTCCTATAAAATGGGAAGGGGCATTTAACCCCTTCCCCTTATCCCTTAAGGGAAAGTTTGAAGACTTGTTATTGCTCTCCATTCCCATACATCTACTGTGGATCCAATGATACCGCCAGTAGTTACAGAGTTTGTTCCATCACCAGCTCCAATAAGCACACCGTTAGATCCGTTGCCTTGTTTTGCAAAGCTAAGAACATCTTGGTTAGCATAAGGAAGAGGACTAGGACTGACTCCATAGGCTTGTAGGCTATTATTATTGCCTTCACCCTGTGGAACCATAGTTGGAAAGCTAAATGGATAGTTAGAAGAACCAACCCAGCCATTCGTGCCACCAAACACACCGAAAGAAGTGCTATTGATGTTGATAGATACCGTTTGAGTACCAACAGTGTTGTTAGCAGCCACAACCGTTCCTTGAACTGGAAGACCAGAATATGCATTGGAAAGTTGAGGGACGCCAAATACTGATGGAATATAAAACGTTACCACGTCTCCCACCGCATAGTTTTGCTGTACAAGAGTCGTGATAACCATAGGATTAGCATTCGTCAAAGCAGCAATTACGCGGTTTTCAGGATATACACCTTGCTTTGTAGGCAAAAGGTAATTTCCTGTTTTAGCAACTGAACCAACCGAAGTCGTAGCACCAGTCGAATTCAAAAGAGTCGTAAACTGAGTAGTCGAACCAACAGCTGTCACAGTCATAGCAAGACCGCTAAACTGTGGTGCTGAAGTCAAACCCCATACTCTTACTGTATCCCCTACTTGGAATCCATGTACTGTTCCTGTAGTCCATACAGTAGTTGAACCTGGTGTAAACGACGAGATTGCAACTGTAGCACCTTGCGCAATAGGACCATTGATTACAGTAATACCATTAATGGAGCAATAACCGTTCTGCATAGGAGCCAATTGGGCAGCTCCAGAACCTGTTTTTGTTCCGTTTTGTATAATCTGTGCAGTTCCAGCAAGCATATAATTAGGATTGAAAAAAGCTTCAACAATCCTATTCGAGCTGATTGCACCAGACACAGATCCAACAGTAACATTGGATTGTGTAAGGTTTTTCAACCTAAATTCATTCACCTGTTGACTAAGAGGAATGAAAAAAGGTGTCGAAGCTACGTTGGTAAATAGACCTGTGCATACTTGAGTAGACATAGGTTACCTCCTTATAGTGCCACTGCAAGAGTGCAGCGGAGGTTCACGATCCAGCTCGTGTTCGTAATATTGAACACTTGCGCCATCTTCCAACCAGCAGTCTGGTATAGTCTCAAGCGTGGTGATGCGATCTCTGGTGGTGCGTAAATAAATTGCGCACTATAACCGTCAAGATCCACCATATCGTAAGATTCTTGCCCAGGAAGGAATACGTTGTAGATATCCTGTCCGTTAGCCGATGCCCCTGTAGAAATACTACCAAGGCTCGAAAGCAAGAATCTAATATTTCTTATAGACCCCCATTCTGCTTGCAAAAGATTGGATTGATTCGCGTAGTTAGCTACGTTTATGAATCCATACATTTGGTCTAAATCCGCACTCATATTAGTGTGGGTTAGGCCAAAAAATGCACTACGCACTGGAGATGAACCAAATTTCAATTCGCCTTCGATAAGGTCCATGATAAACTGCGCGTTTGCGGTACGCAATAAGCGCACTGCTTTGGAGCAATCCAGCGGCGTAATGTTCGTTGGCGAATCACCATTTGTTCCCGATGTACAATACACCGGAGGCGCACCGCCTTCCATCATCGAACGAGCTAGTTGATCCTCGGTTTCTCTCAAGGATTGTCCAAGAGTAGATACCGCAGAATTTAAAACTGGGTCCTCGTTGATGAGCATTACCTGCTCTTGCAGAATTATGTACGTTCCATACCAGTCGATCCGCGCATCTATGTCGAGCGCAACCAGTTGTTGAGCTGGAGGATCGACGATGCCGTTTCCAAGCGGGACAGGAGCAGTTTGCAGGTTTTGATATCTACGTCTACGCAGAATATCGCCGGCTTGCTGATCCATCGTAATGGGATACACTCTGTTACTTTTATGACCAATATTGTATAATATTACTGACACCCTTTGGTTCGATTCCAAATCCCGTTTAAAAACGCAGAGATGGTTCAGGTGTCCGTCTTATTATTGAACATTGGCGCATAGGTCATTTCTGCCTATGTCACGGATTTTATTTATATTCCGTGGTCGGACTATCGTATACGCTTTTTGCGTCCTCTGGATTTAGTCTCTCAGGCTGATCACAAATTTCGACCGTTTTTTTTTGTTTATAAAAATCCATACTTGGCTTGTCTTTATATATTTTGCACATTTCATCGAAATTCATAATCTTGCCCCTTGTTAACCTCATGTTTTTTATTCACATTATACTTCTCTTCTAACTTTTTAATCTCCTTTTTGCACATGTCACAGCGACATCTAGAAAGTGATATAAGAAGATTTAATGTATGAACAGGCAAATGTGAATATGAATTTGACATCGAGGCACTCCAAGTCAATTACCAAAGGTTTTAGATGGGCTAGCCATTAACCCATCGTTGTATGAATCAGATCAGGCATTGGACGAGCTAACAGCTTCATTGAAAGCTGTTGTTGTACTGCTGGAGGCAGTGTTGAGGTTGTTGTTGGCCCACTCATAGTGGTTCTCCATGATTAAATCATAGGAGATGGAGACTACTTTTTGGCGGCTTGAACCGTTTCCTTCCAAAGAGCGTTTTTTTGATCCCGAGTCATTCGTGAATTCGACATTTGTGCTGCCACTGTTACTGCTTCGGAGCGTACTCCAATGCTTGAACTTTTGGGCTTACTTTCTTTTTCATCGACACGTTGTTGCTCTTGGGATATAGGCTTACTTTTTACTTTATCAGCTTGATAAGCCGCACTCTTTTTGATGAGGTTATACACCTTTCTCAAAGGATCTCTTGCCGTTTCTACCGCTTCTCGGTTGTCTTCATCACTTTTGATATATTTTTCAATATTATCAGCCGTGACGACCTCCCTAAAATCGGGGAACTCCTGTTGGATTTGCAGGGCACGAATAACGTTTTCTTTTTCTGCTAACTTGGTCTCATAAGCGGACATTTTTTTCTGTACGCTATTGAAAGCTTTAACAAGTTTCTTTCCATCAGGAAAGTCTTCTTGTTCAAGAGAGCGAAAATCGAATTCCTCTTCTTCGGGAACGGGAGGAGGAGTTTGTTTAAATTGCTGCTGTTGGTTCAGCTGCTTTTCATAGAACTTCTTTTCCTGTTCCGCTTGCCACAACTGGCGTTCTAGGTCTTCTTTGGCTTTACGAAGCTCTGCAAAACTATCTTGCGGAGACTTCTTGTTCTCATGGGTTTCTACAGCCTGATCGACCAGCTCAGGTGTTTGGGTCGCTTGTACTTCTGTTGAACTCATGTTTTCCTTTGAGACTGGCGAAATCTCGGTTTGCGCCTAAATAGACAGGGGTAACCACTTCCCTATTTGGGTTACCTTGGATATAACTAAAAATCGAAATTTAAGCAAGAATGTTTTTTACTATTCTTTTTCTGGGTATACTGATAAGTTGATCGATTAACTTTGGAGGCTATGTGAACCATTTTGATGATCAAAGAGAAAGATTGAATTTCAACATTATGAAAGCATTTCTAGAATCTCATAAATTCATACAATTCCAAAAGGAATTTACTGAAAAGTTGGCATATGAAATTGAGCAAAAAATTCAAGAAAATTTAAAGACCTGTACACCTGAATTACTTGTTAATTTTACGCAAGTCTACAGGGATCTCACCTTAAACTTCAAAGAAATCAATAAGATGATGAAAGACATTGAGAGGAAATCTAAAAAAAATTTTCCAGTCTTCATCTCTCACCGAAGATGTATTCAAAATACGAGATGAAATCAAAGATGTGCGTAAAAAATTAGATCGCTTAACCAACGGAATTAAGAAAATCTTTGTTACGGAACAAACAGAGGAGTAACTTTGCTTGTTTTGAAGATTTCAGGAACATCTTCTGCTTTGACGACGTAGTCTTGAGGCTTTTCTAAGGTGTCTTTGCAATAGGATTTGAGCATTCTCACGTAGTTGATATCGAATTCATGAGGGTTTTTGAGGATATACGCAAGCACCTCTTCCTTTGGTATGCACCATTCAAAGTTAACTTGGCCTCCGTCCATGACAGACCAAAGATAATGGTCATGGCCTTGGTATGGGCTAGGTCTAGTACGACGACACATCGGGTAAATATGTAGGGTATTGTTTGCATATGGCTCCTTTTGCACCCAAATATGAATATAGTATTTTCCTTTTACGCCTTTGTCGTAATTGCCTTGAACAGCTTCTTCGATGATAGCTTTGAACTTATTCATAAGATCAGGAAGGATTTCACCAACTTCTTGATGGTCTTTAATGGCGGCTGCTTCAAGCATTAGCTCGCCATAGGTCTTATCTGATCCGCGTACCATTAAGTATTCTTCATCTTAGCTCCTCCCATATATAAGGAGCGGTTAGAATGAGTTGATCCTTGAGCCATATTCTTGGTGTAATCGGTCTTCATTTTGCGAAGTCCAGGTAGTTTCTTGATCTTCGGGGGTATCATCGTCATAATTTTGCTCCCATAAAATAAAAACTATTCATTAAATGATAAATTGATTTAATCTCCATTTGAGAGAAATTGTTTATTTTAAGAAATCTGTCTAAGGATTCTTTTATATCTTTAAAACCAATAGCATTTTCTATGCCTTTCATTCTTATTTGAACAGTTTTTATTGTGTAAGATTCTTGCTCATGTTTATCTATTTCATTTCTTAGGTTTGGTGCAATATCTTCAATGGGAAGATTTGTTTTAATCATTTAGCCACCATGTGCTTTCATATGAGCGTGAGCCTTGTGTAAATCTTCTTTGGAATGTTTCATAGAAGGCATTTTTTTCTTCATATGCTTCTTCATTTTTTCTTTCATATGATGTTCTTTATGTTCATGTTTTTTATGCATCTTATTTGACTCCTTGCCTGTTATAGGATTTGTCCATAGGAAGCGAAGGTTTACCGCCAGCTGGCTTAAACCGAGGCACTTCCCTTGATAGGTCTTTAGGTGTTGGTACCATAGGCTTTACCGCCTCTGGGATAATCTTAATTCTTGGCATAATCCGTCCTTATGTAAAACCGCTTTACAATGCGAGATCCT